TATTTTAACTTGGTTATTGGATACTTACGTTCTTTTCCTTCCTTGTCAGTTATAAGTGCCTGCCCATCTGTAGATAAACGCCGTACCCAAAAAACACCGTCCGGCTTAGGATATTTCAGCTTAACACCTGTTGCTTTAGCAGAAAGAACAGGATTTTTGTATTTTTCCAATTCAGACTGTCCCCAGCGCTCAGCATCAGCAGCAGTATAAGCAGTTGGCAACGTCCACACTTCTTCAGATACACCGTATAAGTCTTGACTTTCCTTGTCCTCAACAGTTACCAGCCAGCTTTCACCATCACCGTCAATGGCAGCACCTTTGATACGCGCGTAATTTACGATCTTATCAATGCTTTGTGTCGGTTCAAATCCGTCAATATGCGGCCCTACCCAAAAACGTGCTTCCTCATTGATCTCATCCACGCGAGGCTTAAAGAAAAATTCCCGATACTCATCCACACCATAAACAAAATCTGTGGCAAACTCTGAAAGCTGTTCCAATGCTTCTTTTGCACTCACACCGTCAAAAACGATTTTCTTTATGTCATAGCCGACGTCATATATTTTGTTATCGTTGTAGACAATACCAGTCTTAGCTTCAACCTGTCTGCAAATATTCCGCACAATATCTGCGATTTCCTGATTCTCATAAGTACCAAAAATAAGCACTTTTTCCAGCTTATCAAAATAGCCATAACAGGTTATTTTATAGTCTGTTCCAGTACCGCCGCTGTCAGGACGCGTTAAAACATGCCCGCTGTACCACGGCCGCTTATCAGCAAACAAATAAATATCAATCCGCTGTCCGTAGCTTATTTCCGCAAAACTTGGAAACTGTTTGAAATTAAGCGTTGCACTGCCACAGCCTGTTTTTATATTTTCAAACTCGATTTTATTAAACGGATTATTTTCTGTATCTCTTGAAAATATCGCTGTTTTAGTACCATCCTTGTTATAAAAAATAACCTGAACATAGTCAGGCAAATATTTTACATCCGAAGGATCAGGACCAGGTCCCGGCCCGCTCTTTTTTTTGACAGACACTGCCCAAATATAACGCCCAAAAAGTTTACTGCCAAAACGAAAATTCATGCCAGCCACCTATCCCGCCAACGAATTTTTATTGTTCCAGCTGCACCAGTAAACTTATATGTATTTTCGCCCGGTTGAGCGGTCAAGAACTGCCCACTGAAAGTATTTATCGCATTATATGCACCGCGCCTGACAGTCCCAGCCTTAGTATCTACAATAAGCGTCGCAGGTTTAGTTAAAAGTGTATCTGTAATGCGCATGCTATAACCACTTTCAATATGAGTAATAGTAATGTCATTCATCGTATTCTTCGGAATTAATTCTATTTCCAAAGGTGTTTCTATACTTCCGCTACTATATATAAACATTTCAGCTTCCTTCACAGAATCAGCATAATTAAATTCTGCTTCAGCCTCACTGTTTGCATACCTAAATGGATCAGCTAAAAGCAAAGTTATATCAACCTCACCTTTTCGACCTTTAAATCCCTTGATCCATTTTTCTTTTGTACTATACATACAGGCAATATTGTAATATCCACGATCATATCCAGCATGCAGCTGATAGTCACGCTGATACATGAGCTGATACAGATCGTTCAGTTTCGCATCATGTTCAGCCGGAGTGCTGCCTTCAATGACAAAGCCTAAAGTAATTTTCTTTCCATCAATAAAGCCATCACCTGAAATAGTGCTGCCGTGACTGTAACCGCGCTTTTCGCTTTTAGCACGCACAGTGATATCAGCAGCACCGTCAAAGCTGTAGGCATATGGCAGGGCAGTTTCATTGATAATAAGCTGTTCTGTAGGCTTTACCTGCTTACGTACAGGAAAATATTCACGTCTTATGATCGTCACATCATCACCCCCGCACGCCCATAGCTAAAGAATATTGAATGTCATCCATAAAGGTATCGTAATCAGCACCGGTATTAATATCACCATAATTAATTATTTCAACATTGGCACCATCACCTGAAGCAGCTCCAAAGTCCACGCCATCAAACAAAAAACTGGTGATCTTTTGCAATACACTGCTGCGCAGAGGCAGTACCGCTTCAGGATAAGATTTTTCACCAATCAGCGCATGAGTAGGCGCAGTAACAACGCCACCGGCAGCAAAAGGAAATGTTTTTTTACCTAATCCACTTTCACCAAAATCATAACCACTTAAATCTGTCCCTTTAAAAGACCCACCAGCTCCGGCACTACTAAGAGCAGACAAAGTTCCCAATGCTGTTGTTATAGATGTAGCTGCCAATGGTGCCAAAGTTCCTCCCGAAAGCATGTTGGCATACAATGCTGCTTCACGCGTACCAGCAGCAATAGTTTTACCAGCAGCAACTTGCATAGCGACATTTTCCAATATTCCTGTTTTTAAAAGCCCTTGACTCATCAACTGGTTCGCCTTCCATTGGATGAACATATTCAAAATCTGTTTACCCAAATTTTGAAGGCTTTTCCCAAGATTATCACTATTTGTAATTGCATTAGCAAACGAAGATGCAAATCCCTGTTTCAAGGTATCAATAGCTTTCAAAGAAAATGATGCAAAGCTTTCTTCCGCCTCCATTCTCCAATCTTGATAAAGTTGCATTGCCTCTTGTTTTTCTGCCTGACTTTGGAGGAATGCAGCTTTTTCTTCATCCAAATAAGCAATATATCGCTCCAAATCCCCTTGCTTAGAAGCCTCGTCCAGCTCAGCTTTATAGGCTTGTGCCAACGTAGCCTGTGACATAATTTCTTCAGTATATTCTTTTTCAATAATGGCTTTAGCATTTTTAGCTTCTTCTGCCGCTGTAATTTCTGCAGCTTTACGTTCTTCAAGCATTGCCAACGCATTAGCAATTACATTAGCATCTCCTGTTTTCATGGCACGTTCATATAACTGCTGTGCTTCAGCTGTAGCATTCGCAAATTTATTTTTCCATTCATCAACAGAATTCATACGCAAAATGCCTTCTTTGGCTATATTTGCATAAACTTGCTCAAATTCACTAAGCCCACTTATTTTAATATCAACAGCAAATTCATTAAAATCACGCTGCATATCCAAAGTTTTCTCTTTAGCAGAATTAAGTTTTTCATTGATCCTATCGATTTCACGGCTTATTTTATCGATACCAGCCGCTTTACTGCCAGTTTTTCCAATACCCGCTGCAGTGTTGCCGCCTATACCCAAGTTGTTTACATCAGCATTTTGAAACACCGGTTTATTATCATTCTTTACAGGCTCTATATCCGGGCGATAACTGAACATCATTTGCTGTGCATCCATTTCGGCAAGTTTTACATCAGAAGCCATTAAAAGACTTTTACCGTGTTCAGTCATTTCAGCACTTATCTCAGGTGTACCGCCTACAGCCTTTGTTATAGCCGAAGAAGCTACACCAGCATAATAAATGATACCGCCCAAAACTTTCTGTATATATGCTCCCATTCTTCCTGTAGCAAGGCTCATTGCATTACAAAGCATATCCCATTGCTCTGATAACCAATCCCAATTTTCAAACATAGCATAAGCCACACCACCAACGACAGCACCCAATGCAATCACAGGCGCAGAAATTATCCCTGCGCCGACGGCAAGCGTTCCCATAGTACCAACAAGTGCGACTATGGCCGGTATGGCAACACCTAAAGCAGCACCTGCAATCACTGCCATTGAACCAGCAAAACCTGACGGTATTTCACGGATAGCATCAGCAAGTCCTATACTTTTTACTTTTTCAGTGAATTCCCCTAATGCATCCTGCGCACCTTTAAGCTTTGGTTTGATGTCAAAAGCTTCAATGATTTTATCACCAATGACAACCATGCTTTGAGTAACACTGTCCTGAATGTTGCTCATAATACCATTAACAGTTTGCGCCTGCTGTTCCATCATGCCACCAAACTTACTGTTCATGCCGCTGATAACAGCCTGAATACCTTCTGCCGCAGATATTTGCCCTTTGCTCGCTTTATCCATAGCTGTAGGTATATCAGTGCCAATCTTATTTGCCAGCATTTCCCATGCCGGAACGCCAGCTTCAGCAAGCTGCAGCATTTCTTCTGCGCTGACCTTGCCTTTGGCCTGCATCTGCCCTATTGCCAAAGTCAAACGCTGAATGCCTTCTTCACCTATACCCAAGGCCGCTGCGCTGTCACCTACAGCAGTCAATATAGGAATTACCTGTTCCGCACTGAATCCGAAAGCAAGAAGCCTTTTAGAAGCATCCAAAACGCCCGGTAATTCAAATGGTGTACTGGCCGCAAACTTTTCAAGTTCACTTAAAAAGCTTTTTGCCTTCTCACCATCCTTCAAAAGTGTAGTAAAAGCAATCCGTGTCTGCTCCATTTGCCCGGCAGCTTTTACTGAAGCAAGACCCAAAGCACCCAAAGCTACACCTACACCGACAATAGCACCCACCGCGCCTTTACTTATGCCCAAATTATCACTGGCAAATGTGCGTTTAACGTTTTTCTGCAGCGCACCCATTTCTTTATTAAATTCATTTATCCGTGCGCCAATAACTACTTGTAAACGTGCTACTTCTGCCATCATTTCACCTCCCATTCATAGCCAAATTCTTCAAAAAGATCCTGCGCTATTTCAGATTGTTCCTTAGAGGAATTACGCTTTTTCCTGTGTGCAAAAAAGCTTTTCAGATCCGGTCGTTTCTTTTTGCCTGAAGCTATGCAAACATTTGGGTATGTGATCCAGCTGATAACAATATCTTCTAAATGGTCATATCTGCGCTGCCATCCGTCCAACATCAAAAAAATATCTGCAAGGCACAACCGTTCTACTTCCCACGGTTTTAAATTCAATTCACCATAACACCACGGCAAAAGTTCATCCAGCAATTCTGTAAAGCTTTTTGTTACTTCCCCACTTCTTCATCATCAGGCTGCGCTTCAATTTCCAGCGTATTATTTTCAGTTTCCAGCACCTTCCTGGCAAACCCAAAAACACCCGCTTTGCTCAAAGCGATAATAACAAGCGTCTGCAAACTTTCACTGCTGTTATCCAGTAGCCACTCATCCATCCAGTTATAAACCTGTTGGATAGTAACTTTTTTGTCATACGCAGCCAAGCCGACATACAGGCATTTTGCCAAATCGCCTAAAGCTACAACGCCGCCGTTTACCATTTTGTAAACATTGTGGTCATCCAGCATCCTTTCAAGCTGGCTTACACTCAAAGCATTAAACTTGATTTTTCTTTCTTTACCGCCTAAATTGATCGTCACACTTCTGTCCAAACTCATTTTCATCGCTCCTTTGGTATAGAAAAAGCAGGGCCTTCAAAGCCCTGCTTTAATTATTATTTTGATATTTCTTATTATTCCGCAGCGTTCAAGATACTGTCACAGTAGCAATGTTGCTATAACCGTTCTTGTCGCCGCCATTTACCTTTAAACGAAAGTACGCCTTGCCGGCTTTTACCCCGCTTACTTCTGCGCTGGTCGCAGTGTTTTCAATCGCTACATCTGTATCTGTAAATTCAGTTCCATCTTCACTCTGCTGTAAAATAACAGCAGCAGCACCAGCAGGTGCAGCAAAGGTCAGGTTCACTGTCCCTGCACTTTCAGATGTAGCAGCAAGGTCAGAGATCGCATTTGCTGTGTTGCGCGGGTCAGGCTCATTAGTAACAAATTCAGGTTTTCCGATGCCGCTAAGCGTCATGGTAACAGTAGCAACATCATCATGCGGATTGTCGTCACTGAATTCCGTGATATTCGCAAAACCTTTTACAGCATTACCATATTTATCAAGGCGCATGATATGCACTGCAATATCATTCACGAAGGCATATTTCAAAGCATCCAGCATTTCATTATTTACTTTATAAACGCCTTCCTGCTCAATACTCCAGCTTTTAGTCCCTTGCAGGCTTTCACCCCAGCCGCCGCTTGCTTTGTCACTGCCGTCGATTTCGTCCCCGCTCATGGAAAGCGGCGAATTACGCTGTCCGCCGACTAAACCCCATTTAGGATTTTCAACAGTAGCGCCTTCACCATA